CACGCAGCACACCGAACGCCTGCACACCCGCACCGGCCGACGGCGCCGACTGCGTCGTGTGGACCTGCGCCGTGAACGACCACCGGATACCGCGCGACTCGAGCGGCCGAAACGACGCCTGATAGTCGCGGTCGTGCAGCTTCACGAACACCGTTTCGGCGGCGGTCAGATCCTCGAACCGCATCTCGGAACCGTGCGGCGTGTAGCCGACCGTCAGCGCACTATTGCTGTTCGTCGTGAAGATCGCCTTGGCGCTCGAGCTCGCGACCGGGGTGATGGTCCCGGTCTGCGTGCGGTAATCCGAGCGCGCCTCGTCAGAGCGAATGATCCGCACCCGGTATTGGCACGCCGTGCCACGCTTGCCTTCGTAATCCGCGAACGTGATCGTCGCCTCGGTCGCGATCGTCGCGACCTGCACCCACGTCGTGCCTGAGTCCTCGGTGCGTTCAATCTCCCACCGCTCGAACGTCGCACCGAGCGCGCCGCCGTTCACCCAGTCAACGTCCGCATAGTCGATCGACACACCGTTGATCGTGGTCGTCGTGAGCGTCACCGTGACACTCGACGGCGCCACCGGGGCAGTCGAGCAACGCACCAAAAAGTCGCCGGCCGCGACACCGACCCCGGCGACGTCCGCCTGATACGTGGACCCGCCGAACGTCACGTTCCCGGTCAACGCGTGCGACGCAGTCGCGTCGAGCATCGCCACATACCAAGTCATCGTGCTCGAGGTGGAGCTCGTGAACTCGAAGTAGTACGCGACCGCAGCGAGGCCCGCCGTAGACGCCAAGTCGATGTCGACGAGGTACAGCGTGATCGTGCCGTAGGTGGCGTCGGTGATCGTGCCAATAGACCCGGCAGCATCGACGATCGCCTGCGTGATCGTGCCGTCGCCGCCGAGCTGCACATTGTCCGACGTCCGCTTGATCTTCACCGTGAGGTTCGCGGTTGGCGTGCCGGCGTAACCGACGATCGCCTTGACGCCCCGGTAGGTGTTCGCGGTGCCCAAGAACCCCTGCTTCAGCGTGACACCGGTGCTGCACGCCTTCACCTTTGCGTCGAAGTACGGCTGCGAATCGACCGAGATCGCACCGCCCGAAGTGCCCAACCAGAACCCATAGGTCTTCGACGTGTCCACCGACCCGGTGGTAGCGAGCAGCCCGGACGATGCGACGGTGCTCGAGTACGACTGGCCGTGAACGTGCGGGCACGAATCGGACGCCAGATAGAGCGGCTGCGGGATCAACGTCGTCGCGAGCCCTGCGGGGTCGTCGTTGCGTCGCGCGACGATCAGATAGTCGGTGCCCGACGCCTTCGACCAGTTCGCCGCAAGCGTGACGGGCAGGTTCGTTTGCACCCCCGACGGCAACGACGTCTGCGTCGCCGTGGACCCCGTCGCCACCCGCTTATCGGTGCCGGACTCGACGACCATCGACACCCACGAGATCGCCACGTTCCCGGTGTACGCGTAGAGATTGAGCATCAGGTTCGACCCGGTGTCGAACGACACGATGTCGGCCGCGGTCCACGCGACACCCGTCAACGGGTTCGTCGTGAACGGCCCGAACGTGTACGTCACGAAATTAAGGTGCGTATCGTCGCCGCCGGCCGGAGGCCGCAACGACCCGAGCGTGCTCACCCACGCGGTGTTGTTGTACAACGCGACCTCGACATTGCCGGTCGTGCCGTAGTACCCGAACGCCCTGATCTTGAACGTGACCGACACAGGCTGGCCGGTAAACGCCGTCGTGTTGAACGCAGTGCGCCACGACGCCGTATTCGGGAACGCCAGGTAGTCGGAGTCGGACGCGGTGACCTCGTCGACCTTCGTGTACGTCGTGGTAAGGCCAACCGCGACCCATGCCGGGTTCGGTGCGTACACGTTCGCTTCGGCGTCGTCTTCGTTCGGCTGATAGCTTGTCGTGGTGAGAGCAGCGCCGGCGCCCGTGTCGGCCAGGTTGTAGACGTCGACCGTGAGCTTGCCGTAACCGGAGCTCGGCCCCGTCCACGTGTGCGGCACATAGATCGTCGAGATGGTTTCGGTCGCGGATGAGTCAACCCACCACGCGGCGACCGTCGTCGGCGTCGTCAGCGGCGTAACGCTTTCGGTGGCCGGAGACCACTCGACACCAATCGTGCTCGGGGTTGAAGGGTTGAACGTCACTATGCGCCCGCCAGTGCGACTCGGACCTGCGATGACATGAGTGCCCGAGCGACAGTGTCGGCCGTCGCCTGCGGGCTCCTAGAGCCGTTCACGGTGATGTTGATGACGTTCCCGCCGCCGCCGCCACCTCGACCTATCGCCGCCATCTGCTCGCGGGTGAACACACCCTCGCCACCCTCGAGCACCCGGAGCTGATCGCCGACACCGGAGACGATGCCACCGGTGTGCATGTACGGGATGTCGGGGACATCCCACCCGTTACCGCCGAGCCCGAAAGGCACCCAACTAGGGATGCTGAACGACAGGCTCCCGATGGTGCTATTCCACAGCCTTGCGATCGCGTTGAACGCTGCCCTAAACGGGGCGGTGATCGTCTCGGCGAGCCCGTAGAAGAAGTCGCCGAGCCGGCCGGGGATCTCGCGGAAGAAGTCGACGACCATCCCGCCGTATCCCCAAACGAGGGACACCCACTCGCTGAGCGTCGAACCGATACCTCGCACGACGTTCGCGATACCGACACCGAGGCCGACGTAGACCCCGAGGATCAGGTCGAGATAACTGCGCGCCGCGCCGAGGACCGCGTCGAACGCAGCGAAGAACACAGCCTTGATGCCGTCCCATGCGGCATCGAACACGCCGGCGACAAGACGCATACCGATTTCGATCAGCGTCCGCATGTACGTCATCGCGATATCGACGTATCCGTTGATCATGTCCCACATGCCGGACACGATCTGCTTCACGCCGTCCCACGCCCGCCCCCAGTCGCCACGGATAAGACCCATAATGACGTCGAGGACGCCGCGAATCGCCGTCAGCGCGCCTTCGATGATCTGGCGGAAACCGTCGAACACGCCGGTGACTAGGCGGGTGATCGTGCCGCCCCACGTACGCCAGAACGCCTCAATGGCGGCGAGCGTCGTTTCGATGATGGTGCGGATGACCGTGATCACGAGCTCGACGACGGCGCGTATGTCTTCCCAATGGGTGCGCCACCAGTCAGCGATGGCGGTGACCGCCGTCTCGATCGCTGCGCGTATCGCCGCGAGGATCGGTGGGATGTTCTCTCGCATCCACCCGAACGCCCGTTCCGATGCTGCCGCTATCGCGGCCATCACGGGCGGGATGTTGACCCGCAGCCAGTCGATGATCGGTGGGATGTTGTCGCGGAGGTAGTTGAACGTAAGCCGCGCCCAATACCCGACCCGCTCAAAGAACCCCGGCAAACCCGACGAGGTGATGTCGCCGTCTCCGGCCTTGAACGCAAAGACGAACGCTCGGAAGCTGCCGATGATCTCGGCGAGTACCGGCCCGAGCTTGTCGCCGATCATGCTCGCGAACCGCTCGAACGCAGGTATGCCGCTCGACACGACCCACGTCGAAACCTTCTCGACGATCGGGATCAGCTTCGCGCCGATCTGTTCTTGCAGATTCCCCATCGCGACCTTCATGCGATCCGTTGCCGTGGCCTGCGCCGCAGCGGACCCGCCGAACTGGCGCTCGAGCTCGCCGAGCATCACCTTCTGCGCGCCGGCCATATCGCCGGCCTTTTGCATCGTCTTGATCTGCTTCTCTTGCTCGGCGGTGAACTGGATACCGGCACGCGACAGCTTCGAGAGCCCGTCGGCCGGATCGTTCAACGCCTTACCGAGCTGCATCGCTGCACTCGTCACGTCCGTACCGAGCGCCGCGGCCATGTCGATCGACGCCTGCGTCGTCCGCTCGAAAATCTTGTCAGCCTTGCCGATGTTCGTGAACGTGAGCAGCAGGTTCTGGCCGGTCTGAATCGCCTCGTCGTCCACGGCGTTCTTCTTCGACAACGCCTCAGACATCGCGCCGATCTCGCCGGCGGTGATCCCCGCCGCTGAGCCCGTCGACTTGATAACCGCCTCGGTCTGCGCGGCGATCTTCTGCGACTCGATCGCCGCGTCGAACGCACTCTTGCCGAACGACACCACGGACCCGACAGCAATAGCGCCGCCGATCGCTGCGCCGAGCTTCCCGAACCCGCCCTCGGCCTTCGAGGTGGCGCCCTCGACGGAATCCATCTCTTTCTTGAGCTTCGATGCGTCCCCGAGGAATACGACTTTCACGGTGCTTTCAGCCATAGCTAAGGACTCACCGCCTTCAACGTCTCAGCGATCGAAAACAACACGGCACCGTCGTCACCTGCGGCGGCGAACGTCGGCGTGTTCGCCTCGACGTAGATCGACCACCACGCCGCCACGAGATCGAGCCCGGAGCCGGTCAGACCGGCGCCACTGCGGGCGAGAACACCTCGGACGTATCCGCGTTCACGGGCAGCCCACCGGTAGACGTCGCGTGCTGCCCCCCACGAAAACCCAACGCCTCGCCGTACTGCGTCGTGAGATACTCGAACAGGGTCATCGTCACCGCGAGCGTGATCTTGCCCGCAGCGACCAGCGACGCCCACGCCTCGAGCGACTCGGGTGCGACGAGCCCTGCGAGCCCGGCACGCAAACCGCCGATAGCTTCAAGAGTCTGCTCGGTGTCGCCACCGAAGCGGTCCTGCACCCGGAACAACTCGAGCAGCGCCGTATCCGGCGGGTCACCAAAGAACCTCACGAGCTCGTCGTCGATCTCGACGTCGATTAGTGGCGTGGACGTGATCTTGAGCACTGGCGTTCCCCCTGCTAGTCGTGCGGTAGCACGCGGTCTATGACACGGTCGATGGCATCAGCCGCCGTGGTCTCGATGTCTTCGCGCTTCGCGTCGATCGCGGGATACAAGAACCGGCCACGCTTCGGCCCGGCGCCCGTACCGGCCCACGGCCCCACACTGCGCGGGTTCCCCGCCTTCGGTGACCGCGAACCAAAGTCGAGCCACCCGAAGTAGGGCACCGTCTTGCGGCCACCTTGCACGTACGCGTTGTTACCCGACACGCCACCGCGCACCGACGCCGCCGCGCGCCCCGACTTGGACGGGACACGGCCGGCGGCGTCCGCGGCGACACGATGAGCGACCGGCAACAGGTCGTTGCGTAGGTCTTTCTGTAGCTGCGGGTCGATCTTGCGGAGCCCGGCGCGGAGCGCCTTGAGCCCGTCGATCTGAACCTCGCCGGGCATCAGGAAGTGAGGCGCGCGTACTTGCCGGCGATGCTGAAATCTACGGTGCATTCCTCAGCGGCACCGATCGCCATCGCGGTCGGCACCTTCTTCGGCGTCAGCGCGAACACGAGCGACGGGTTCGTCGCAGCACGCGCCGAGCTCGTCGGCTTGAAATCCCAATAGCCGAGCGTGCGCGCCAGGATCGCCGGCACCATCACCGTGTTCACGCTTGACGCCGCGTAGTCCGCGAAGAACGTGATCGACACTGACGCCGAGATCAGACCCGTTTTCATCTCCTTGAAACCACCGGCGCCAAAGTTTGTGAAGTCGACTTCGTCGGCGTCGAGCGAGATCGACACGGACTTGATGTGGTCCGAGAAGTCAGTCGACGATGCGACAGTGCCCGACGGGGTCGGGTTACCTGACCCAGGCCCTGTGCCAGTCCACGACGTGCCGTAGAGCGAGGTCGCCGACAGTGAAACGAAGGTTGCCAATGTGTTCTCCTACGCGAAACAGCCACCCTTGAGGGGTGGCCGGGTGGGGGTTGTTGTTGCCGCAGTGACCCCGCGGCGCGGGAGAGCTAGCCGGACAGACCGAACGTCACGACGAACGTGCACGAGCCGGTGCCCGACACGGTCCAAGCCACCCGGTGATGGGTCTCGGACGCCCACCCGGCCGAGCCGACAGCGGTCTTGTTCTCGCCGCCGATCGCCGTGGTGGCGGTGAAGGTCAAACGATCAGTCGCAGTCGTGAACCCGCTGTTGTCGTCCGATGCGATCTTGACGGTGATCGACGTGAGCCCGGAGTAGGCCAGCACGTGGATATTGGCGACCATGTACCGCGACGCCGTCGGGCCGGCGAACGCGAACCCGGTCGACGTGCCCGTCGTGGTGCGTGCTGCGGACGGGTGGCCGACGACGCCGTACGCGAACCGTGACGACCACGGCAGCGTGATCGACGCGGTAGCGGCATCGCCGACCGCGCCATCGCGCGGCGTGTACTTCGTCGCCGCGCCGTTCGCGACGTATGCGATGTCGCCCTCAGCGATCGTGTTCGGCGTGGCGGGGATCGCGACCGAATACGGGTACGACGACCCGACGGTGACCGAGTCGTCAAGCACGCCTGTCGCGTAGTCCTGAAACAAGTCGACGGTCATGCCGCCCGAGATGGTGCCCGTCCGGTATTCCTTGAACCCGCCCGAGCCGTAGTTCGTGAACTCGACGTCGTTCGCGACGAGGTCGGCGATAGTCGCGGACTTCGTCAACGCGGTGAGGTCGAGCGCACCGAGATACGGCGCAATGTGGGTCGAAACTCTTGTTGCCATCAGCGATCTCCGCGGGTCAGAACTTGGATACGGACCTTCGCTTGAATGACGCGAGTGCCGTCGAACATCGCCGTCGGGCCGATCTCGTCGACCCGTGAAACCTTCGCCGTCATCGCCGCATCGGCGCCGGCGGTGGACTCGTCGGGGTCGGTTCCGAGCGTCGGGTTCTGGTGGATCGCCTGCGGGATACTCGAATCACCGAACGGCGAGATCGCGTCGTTGAGTCGGCGTTGCTGGCCGACGTTGTTCGTCGACCCGACGAGCACACACGCCACCACGGGGATCGTGACGACGCCACGAGACATCGCCTGGTAGTACGTGTCACCTTCGCCGAGATCGTCGGCATAGAGCAGCACGCACGGCACCGGCGGGTTGTCCCAGTTCTGCGAGCACTGCCACCCGGTCGCCGCCGTGATCGTCGCAGCGACCGCGTCGATCACGTCGTTGATGCTGCTCACGCGATGCCGATCATGCGATCGGAGCGGACGTAGGTCTGTAACAGCGACGCGACGCCGGCCATTGTGTCCCGGCCGATGCGGAGCCCGCCGAAGTCAACCGAGCCAGTAGCGATCCCGAACGGGGTGTCTTTCCGCTTCCACAGATCGACGGACAGGATGCGTGCCGCCTCGATGATGTTCTGCGGCGGCGCGCTCCACCCCCAACGCGCCGTCACCTGCACCGTGCGGCGGCGCCGGCGGTAGATCGGGAACATGTACGACCCGACCGCTTCGAGCGTGTCGTAGGCGTTGGCCGGATCATTCCCGAAGTAGTCGAGCTCGTAATCGGCGCTCGTCCACGTCGTCGCGAACGTCCCGTCGTCGCCCGTGTCAGACTTGACCGCTAGCGCCGTGATCGTCGAGAACGGGTCGACCTTCAACCGGACGTCCGAGCGTGGCCGGAACGTCTTAGCGGTCGCCGACCCGGCGTCGTAGAAGAATTGCCCGCAGTGCACGTCGATCGCGCGACACGCAGAGGTGATCGCCTGCTCGAGCTGCGGGTCGCCACCGTCGACCACTACGCCACCGAGGCGCGTCTTGATGTCCTCGAGGGTGACGTAGCAGTTGGTCAGCGTCATGCGACCGGCTCGGCCTCGACCTCGTCGGCCGGCTCAACCTCGTCGGGCGCGACCGGAGCCGCAGCCTTCGCGTACGCCGCGCGTTTCTTGTCGCGCTTCGACACGTAGTCGGGATTCTTGAACGATGCGGGAAGCTGCGCCGCGACAACGTCGTCGACCTCGAGCTCGGCGCCCGGATCGACCCGCACGTCGATACGGACGATGTCGTTCGAGTCGTTCACGAACCGGCGCAACGACGGCACGATCGGCTTCAAGGCCATGTGATCTCTCTTTCGACGTGCTCGTACGGCGAGCCCTCG